AATAAAAATACAATTTAATGGCAAAATATAAATTATTACCAGGCTTTGATCCTTTCCATGATGGAGAAATATTTGATATAAACAATCCAATACCTAAATATTTATATTGGAATTATTTAGGATCATGGGATAATATTCTAGAAAAACATTCTAAATATTTTGAGTTAGTGCCAGAAGAAACTATGTGCGAAAAAACAATTACCTTAAGCTTGGATAAAGCTAAGAAAATGTATGGTAAATCTCCAGAAATGGATGAGTTACTATTGGCTAATTTTACTAAAGACGAGCTGAATAAGAAGGAATTACCTAAAAGTTGGAGCAAGTTAAAATATATAAGTGGATTCTATTTGTCACAATTTTCAGTAATTTGCGATACTAATAATGAATCGATAAAGGATAAACCTGCTGATTTTCAAAATTACAATATTTTCGCTACCGAAAAGCAAGCGAAGTCAGCATTGGCTATGGCACAATTATCACAATTAATGGCTGTATATAATGATGGCTGGGAAGCTGATTTCGAAGATTCTAATAACAAATATTGTATTGAAAGAACCTATAAAAGAATAATTAAAACGATTCACATCTGTAATTATAGTTTTCTTGCATTTAAATCAGAAAAATTACGTGATGAATTCCTGAGGAATTTTGAGCCTTTGATTAAAGAATATTTTATGATTGATTAATTTAAAGATAGGAGAAAGATAAGTGAGTGAAGAGAAATTTATATTACCAACAGCTAAAAGACCGCCAGTGGCTATAGACCCAAATACGCTTTTGTTATATGGCTCACCAAAATCGGGTAAAACTAGTCTAGTAGCACAATTACCAAACTCATTATTAGTTGAGTTAGAGCCAGGCGGAGCAGATTTTGTTGAAGCTAATGTTATACAAGCAAATAACCCACCAGAATTTGAAAAGATTTGCAAGGCTATTATTGATGCTGGATGTCCATATGATTATGTGATCTTCGACACAATTACTCGTCTTGACGAATATAGCGAGTTTGTTGGTACTTATAATTATATGAGTAAGTCAATGGGTTCTAGATTTAATGTTAAGCCTGGAACTATTGAGAAGTATAAAATGGGTGATCCTAAATTTGAAACTGTTCATGAGATGCCAAATGGCAATGGTTATAAATTTAGCCGAGAACAGATGGATAAATGGTATGATCTAATGTCTAAGACTGCAAAGCATGTCATTCTACTAGCTCATATTAAAGATAAGTTTATTGAGGCTAAGAAGTCTGGAGATACTGTTGAGGCTGCGGATATCAATCTTACTGGTAAAGTCAAGACGAATTATTGCTCAAGAGTTGATGCTGTTGGTCATTTCTTTAGAAGAGGTAGTGAAGGAATCATTAATTTTAATAATGAAAACTCAATAGCATGTGGTGGTAGGTGTACGCATCTTGATGGAGAAATTGTAATCTCACAAAAGAATGAAGATAAATCTATTACAACTTATTGGGATAAAATCTATTTAAAATGAAAGAAGAGTTTATAGCATTTTTAGAAAAGCATGGTGTTCTAGAGAAATTTAAGGCTGATCTTCAGAAAGTTCCCTCTAGAGAAGCTGATTTTGATGTATATATAAATCATAGTTTAGATGATTATGATTACATCAATCGTGCATTTACTTGGGATAAAACTCCTGAGAAGTATAGTTTCTGGTCAAACTTGCATATGTTATGGCATAAAGAAGTTAATAAAAAAAATAATTAGTAACATTTAAATTTAAATATATGTTTTCGACAAAAGGTGTAGTATTGAAAAGTGAAGGTGGGTTTAAGTACTTGTCGTATGGTGTACAGAAAGCTGTGATTGTTGGCTATGAGTTAAAAACTGCCAAGACTGGCAAACAGATGGTTGTGCTTCTTATGGAAGGGCCAAAAGTTACAGATGCAGGCTTTGAGCCAGATCCAGCTAGTAAATTTGGTGGTCGTATCGGTCGTGTAAATTTCACTATTTACTTCGACAAAGATAATAAAGAGCAGATGGAGCAGTTCATCACTAATATTGCTCTTATTGCAAAGAAACTTGGTGTTTCCGAGCAAGTTGATGTTATTGAAGCTAGTGATCTTGAGTCTTATTTGAATAAGCTCATGCCAGTTCTACGTGGTAAATTTGCTGTTTGGGCTATTACAGCTCAGGAGTATGTCTACAATAAGGATGGCAAAGATAAGGTTGGCTATTCGTTAGGATTACGTCGTTATGGCTTTATTGCTTCACTCGATGAAGTAGAGGCTGATCCAAATCATATTAAACCATTCAATAAGGATGATAAATATGATTATCAAGCTGTAGCTATAGCTAGTGTTGACCCTGACTTTAAAGTACAGGCACCAGAGGATGAAATGCCTTGGTAAAATATTGTTGTTTTAGGTTGTTAAATTTGATTGGGCTGTCTACGGATGGCCCTTTCTTTTAAAATTAAGTTATGTGTAAAAAGATAAATTATTTAGAATTAGCTAAAGAATTTAATAATACTGGATATCCTTGGGCCAAAGATTTTAGCCAAGATAAATTTCTAGTAATTGCAGAGTTTATACTAAGAAAATCCAACAAAGTATCAACTAAGGGCAACTTTGGTGGTACGCACATATGTACCGACAACGAGTGTTATTGTGGTAAATATAAAAAAGGAGAGTTAATGATTGATTGTGATGGCGGATGTCAGTATCCAGGGGCATAATAATTAAAATTTAAAACAAAATGATCACAACTAGAAATATTCTTACTAAAAGCAATTTATTAGATGTGATTTCTACATATCAAATATTTAGTGCTTACTGTAAGAATTTTAAGAAAATATCACAACCTTTTAAATCAGAGTTTAGAGATGAAAAGTCTCCATCGTGTATGATAGAATATATTGGTGGAGACCTTTTGTACACAGATTTTGGAGAGGGTAGTTATAGGGCCATAGAGTATGTTATGCGTAAGTTTAATTTAAACTTTCATGACACATTAAGCAAGATGAATATGGATTTTGATACTGGATTAATAGATAATAGTGAGAGTACATTTAGATATGTTAAGACTTTCATTCCAAAGATTAATCAAACGCCACATTTTAAAGAGAAATCCACCACTGTCATAGAGGTGGCATACGCCCCATATAAAGACTATGATTTAGAATACTGGGCAAAGTATGGCTGGACTGAAGAAATGCTTCAGATGGCCTCTATTAGGCCAATAGATTACTTCTGGTTAACTATGGAACACAAAGGTATAATCAGGGCGCCATATGCAGTGCCACATGAGCTAGCTTATACTTATGACTATTATCGTCATAATGGTATATATAGAAGAAAATTGTATTTTCCAGAACGTGATGCTAAATACAAATGGACATCAAATGTAGATAATACTGTTATTCAAAATTGGGATTTATTACCCAAGGGTGGTGGCGATATTTTATTTATAACTAGCAGTAAGAAAGACTGTGGTGGTTTCTATAGAATATATAATCAATGGAATGCTTGCGCTCCAAATACAGAGTTAATATTCCTGCCAGAGAAGATCTTTTATACTAAGATTAAGCCTCGTTGGAATAGAATTATATATTGGGGCGATAATGATTCAGTCGGTGTAAATAATGCTCTTAAATGGAAGGAAATGCACCAAATAGAGGCTATATGGAACCCATTAACTGCGCCAAAAGATCAAAGTGATCTTATTGCCAAGGATGGCCTTAGAGAATTTAATTATCAACTACAAAAATTAATACAGTAATGGAAAGAATACTTTGTGCCGCCATATGTAATCCAGAAGAATTTGATATGGCTGATAAACCACTGATATATTGTGGCTATCGTCATAATAATATTTTATGGCAAGGTAAGCATGTGTCTAGAAATCCATATCATCAAGGATTTTTAACTAGTAGTGGTAGATTTGTGTCTAGAGAGATTGCTGCAAGCATAGCATTAAGGGCTAAACAAATTAACGAGTTACAATTCTCAGATGAAGACTTATTTTCAGAAGACTTATATTAATAATATGATTAAGCAAAAATTCAATAAACTAAAACCAAATATTCCTCTATTTATAGTAATCGTTGTGGCAATATTCATTCTATTCACAATGATATCTTGTGCTACATTACAGAAAGCTAATGGATTTCATAATTACCCATCTAATACCGATTGGAGGGTAAGAATATTATGACACCAATAGAAGATAGAACAATACGAGTAGGTGATCTTTATATTAGAAAATACGATCCCACTAAAGAGAGTAAAATATTAATTGGTATATGGGATGGCTCATGTACTAATCTAAACTTAGAACACCTAAAAGAGCTACGCAAGGTAGTTAATCAGTTAATACTTGACATGACATTTAAAACAACAACTAAATGACAATTAAAAAAATTGGAATACCAATAAGCAAACTTGGAGATAATTCAGTAGGATTAACTTTAAGTTATCTACAATTTGCATCACAATTTGGTGAAGCAATATTATTATTACCAGATGCCCCAATTAGAGCTGATCTGGACATGATCTTACTTCAAGGTGGCGCTGATGTTGATGCTCAGAGATATGGGCAATTCCCATCATATTTAACTGGTAAACCAGATATTTATAAGGAGTATTTTGATACCGAAGTCCTACCTGAGTATATTGCTAATGGAGTGCCAGTATTTGGCATTTGTCGTGGTATTCAGACTCTTGCAGTACACTTTGGTGGTAAATTATATCAGCATATGGTTCATGAGACCAATAAAGCTGAAGATCCATATAAAATTGTTCATAAAATCAAACTTGATACTGGAAACTTCTCTAATTGGGCAAGATTTGTTCTGCCAGAAGATATTCAGCGACGCACTCCAGTTAACAATGTTAGAGTAGTTCCTAAATTAGATGTTAATAGTAGACATCATCAATCAGTTAAAGAGACTTCCTTACCAGACGATTTAGTAGTCATTGCTAGACACGAGAAAGATAATCATGTGGAGATGATAGCTCATAGAACTCTTCCAGTAGTGGGAGTACAATTTCATTGCGAGGATCTATTCGAGCCTGAAATATCACTATTTATGGATAATATTATGAGACATCTTTTAGATACTAAAACTTCAATATTAGCATAATGTCAGATAAAATATATTGCAAGAAAAAACTCAATAAAAGAACTAAAAAGGCTTTCTTAATTGACTATTTTGAGAATAGATGTCCATCTACATATGACTCAGAAACAAATGAAGTGCAATGTGCGGCCCGCAGAAATAGATCTGTTGGAGACTTGAAAATGTTACTTGATGGGACATTTAAGACAAAAACTAAAACTGATGATGTCATCTATAAATTAGTCAGTCTTACTGATAACTCTGGAGGAATAGTCATAGCATTATTTTGCAGCGATATAAATAGAGTTGTATTCTATAGCAGTTTGGTTCATCCAGCTTATTGGCAATTAAATATAAGATCAAGCTTTTCAACAGTAGGTGGTGATGGATATTCGTGGAATGAATTAGTTATGATTTATAAAAACAAAACAAAATGAAAAAATTAGCAGTATACGGGAGTCTTCTCGAAGGGTTCGGAAATAATGGTTTATTAAGAGATAGTAAAAAGTTATCCTCAGAAGTGGTAGATATACCATTTAAAATGATATCGTTGGGTGGATTTCCAGGTTTAATACCAGCAGAAGAAAATCACAACATTTATATTGAAGTATGGGGAGTTGATGATAGAACGTATAGTAGGGTGGAGATTCTCGAAGGTTATCCAAGTTTTTATCAAAAAGCAGTAATCAATACTTCTCTTGGAGAATGCGAGGTTTATGTGCTTAATGATCCTCGATATCAGAGTGATAGTATTATTGAACATGGTAGTTGGGCTCAACATTATAAAAGAAGATATGAAACCGCTTAATTTATCAAAAGAACATAAAGTTAAGTTATTGGAAATGTGTGTCAAATTATTTCCTAAATATAAAGGATGGAAATTTGGATCAAATAAAATTGCCGCTGATTATGAGTTGTGGTTTTATGATGAAGATGATAATAATTTTGAAATTCATTGGTTTGAATTCTGTGTTAGCTATCTAATTCCCAAATTCACAGACGATATTCAGGATTTAATTGACTTAAGAATTCTTTTTTGTGAATTACAAAATCCAGTAGATTATTTATATCAAGCATATAAAAAATATTTAAATGAAACTGTTTAAACCTACTCTTAGAACCAAAAATTACACAGCAGCTCCTCTTAGATCATCTCTAGGGGAGTTTGCTATGCGTTGTATTATACGTCTTGGTAGCAAAACAACTGTTGCAGAAGCATTTCCTAGAATGCCACAAGGAAGACCAGTAGTTGAAATAAATACTGTCGAAGCATGTCATAATAGCGGTGATAAAATCTTAATGAAATCACTATTTGATGTAGCTGAAGTTAAAACTGCCCAATGGAAAGTTTTATCTGAGGCCCAAGATTGGGATGTATTCCCAGCAATCATTAAACATCGCAATTCATGTAAGGGAGAAGGTATTTATTTTGTAGATAATCAAGAAGATTTGACACGACTAAAGACTGAACTTAGACCTAATAGTAGCTACATCATTGAACGTTATATGGGATATCAGAAAGAATATCGACTTCATGTAACTAAAGATGGCTGTTTCTATACCTGTCGTAAGATGCTTAAACAAGATGCTGAAGATCGTTGGCATCGTCATGATACCAACTCTGTTTGGATAATGGAAGAAAATCCTTTATTTGAAAAGCCTAAGAATTGGGATGATATAGTTAGTGAGTGTGTTAAAGCGTTAAACGCTGTAGGTCTCGATGTCGGTGCTTGTGATTTGAAAGTGCAGTCTGAAAAAGGTCATAGAGATGATTTCATACCAGATTTTATAGTTCTGGAAATAAATTCAGCGGCCTCAATGGGTAGCGTAACCGAAATTAAATACAGAGAGGAACTTCCTAAAATTATTAATAATAAAATAACAAATTATGTCATCAGGTAATCAAACAATATTTAATTTAAACCAAGGATATAATACATCAATGACAACTTGTATGTCAGCGATGAGAACTTGCCCTGTAAAAGCTGACCTATATATTCCGTTCGAATGGCTTAATAAAGGCATTTCAAAAGAAGATGTTTTAAGGTGGGTAGAGATTGGATGTAAGTTGATATTTCCAGCAACTATAATTGAAACTTATTTAAACATAGATAGTATTGGAAGTACATGTGTTATGAATCTTAAATATTCAAAATATATTGGCCTAAAGATTACTCATAAAAAAACTGGCTCGTATAAACAGCATGACTGTACCGAGCTTGTAGAGGGATCAATAAGTACTCTGACTGGTCCAGTTGATAATAATTTAAGAACATATAGCAACATGCTTGTCCGTGATAATGGTAGTAGTAAAAGACATTATAATCATGGAGAAATGATGTGGAATGGGTATGCTATAGATCATCAATTATTAGATACTGGTGAATGCCTTCTTAAGTATATCAGAAGGACTATTAATGAAAAGCCAGAAGAAATAGAAGTTTCTAATAACACATTTGTAGTATCTATAGACTGTAAAAAG